TAAAACAGTTAACATGATTAATGAAGGTATTATTGATCCTTTACTTGTAACTAAAAGCGCATTAAAAAATGCAGTATCTGTTGCCACTACTATATTATCAACTGATTGTGTAATTAGTAACATGAGAGAAGAATGAAGGCAGTAGGTAATTATTTAGTTATAAAAGAAGTAAAACAAAAACCAACTAAAACAAAAGGTGGTTTACTTCTTACAGATAAAATAAAAGAAGACATAAGATATAGACAAGGTGTTGTGAAAAGCGTTGGTAGTTTAGTTCAAGGCGTTAAAGCTGATGACAATATATACTACGATAAACATGCTGGTTTTAATGTAGAGATAGATGAAAATATATTTCTTGTAATAAAACAGCAAGACGTTGTTATTATCTTATGAGAAAATTAGAAGCCAAAGATCTTAGAAGCATAGGTTTGTTTAAGCATTATCGTATTATACGAAAATGGGCTTGTAAAACATACGATTTAAAAGATGCTGATCTCGAACTTCTAATTTACTTTGATTGTATAGAGCTGTTTACAAGAAAAGATTATATAGACGGAGTTTATACTTTTTCATGGGATAAAAATCGTTGGGAACGTTTAAGGCGTAATGGCTGGATAACTGTTTGGCGACAAAGAAACAATACGACTCAAAAATATACAATATATAAAACATCATTTAAGTGTAGCCAACTTATTAGTAGGATATACAGAATATTACTTGGTCAAGAAGATTTACCAACTAGTTTACGTAGAAATAAAATAATGGAAGGTAAATCATATTCTGACAAGGTTATGATAAAAGCAATAAACTTAGTTAACAAAGATAATAACAATTAAACAAACAAAAAATGGCATACGGAGATATAACAGGTAGTCCACACGCTTACAGAGCACCAGGAAGACCAGGTGTACAAACAGTTAGAAGAGCTGTAGTTTTAAAAGACGCAACAACTCTTGGTAGTGCTGCTATAAACTATTTAGATAACACAAAAGATTTATCAGAACTTTCTACAGTTGCACATACTGAAAGAGGTGCTGGTATTTATATTGGTACTGCTGGTAACATATGTGTTAATCTTACTGGTCAAAAGAAAATAGTAGACGGTGGCGCTACATCAAGCGCAACTACAAACAAGCTAGTTGATTCTACACAAAACTTTACAAGCACTGTTCAACCTAGAGATTTAGTAGTAAATACTACTGACGGTACAGTTGCTTTTGTAGGAGCTGTTGATAGTGATACTACGCTTAGTTTAGTAGATGCTGCTAATAGTAATTCTGATATTATGGCTAGCGGTGAAAAATATGAAATACATAGACCAATAGTATTTCAAAATATAGCAGCTGGTTCTTTCTTACCAATTGAAGTCGATAGAGTATTTGCATTTGCAACTACTGCTGACGACATAATGGCAATATACTAAAACATGGCTTTAATAGGTATAAAAGCAAATATAGTATATAGTGAGCAGATAACTAATGCTGACACTAGAACAAGTGCGTTTAATCTGCGCGCAGACTTTACTGAACTGAAAGCTGACTCAACTCTTTTCTCAGCTGATGCTAACCAAATGTAATACATAACACATGGCTAAACAATCTATAAATATAGGTACAAGTGCTAATGATGGAACTGGCTCTACGCTCAGGGAAGCATTTGACATTTGTAACGACAACTTCACGGAACTTTACGGTGGTGCAACATCAGCCTTAGGATTTAAATCTGAAGGAACTAACTTTACAGGATCACTTTTAATCGGTCACAGTACTACAGGTGTAATTTCAGACGCTCAATATAATGTTGGTGTAGGATTATTAGCATTAGACGCTTTAACAAGTGGTGATCAGAATGTAGCAATAGGTTACCAAGCTGCAAGTGCTTTACAAAGTGCTGTTGGTGGTGTTTTTATTGGGTATAGAGCGGGTTTAAATGTAACTACAGGACATTCAAATATAGCTATAGGAAATAATGCTTTATTAACTGAAGATACTCATGGTTATAATATAGCTATAGGTTCTAGTGCTTTAAAAGATCAAGATGCTGGCGCAGATGCGTATAATATAGCAATAGGTTATCTTGCAGGTGAAAATGTTACAACAGGTGTTAGAAATACTTTAATTGGTGGTTTAACAGGCGATGCTATCACAACAGGTGAATTTAATGTTGCTGTAGGTCATTTCGCTTTAAGTGCTGCTACTGACACTGATCAATCTACAGCAATAGGTTATGGCGCTTTGGCAAATTTAAATTATAGTGGAGATAGTAATAATACTGCCGTAGGTCACAACGCTGGTAATCAAGCTACAACAGGTATTAGAAATACTTTAATAGGTGCTTTTGCTGGAGATGCATTGACTGAAGGAGAACAAAATGTTGCTATTGGTTATAATGCTTTATCATCAGAAGACGGACACGGTAAAAATACAGCAATAGGCACAAGTGCTTTAAAAACACAAAACGCTGGTTCTAACGCTTACAACGTTGCTGTAGGTGTAGACGCTGGATTAAATGTTACAACAGGTATTTTTAATACATTAATAGGTAGTTTTGCAGGAGATGCTTTAACTGTTGGTAATTCAAATGTTGTATTAGGTTATGATGCTTTATCAAGTGAACAACAAGGAGATAGAAACGTAGCTATTGGATACAAGGCATTACAAAGTCAAAATAATACATCTAGTGTAGATGTATATAATGTAGCTATAGGTTATGAAGCTGGTAAAAGTGTTACAACAGCTACACAAAATACAATAATTGGTGGGCTTGCTGGTGATGCTTTAACTGTTGGTGAAAGAAATACAGCTTTAGGTTATTCAGCTTTAAGTGCAGAAGATACAGGTGGTCATAATACTGGTATCGGTTATAGAGCGTTAAGCCAATTAAATTATGATGGCAATGGTTATAATACAGCTCTTGGTTCAGATGCAGGAAGAAAAGTTTCAACAGGTGTTCAAAATACGATATTAGGCGCGACTGCAGGCGATGCACTTACAACAGGCTCAGATAACGTAGCTATAGGGTATGCGGCTATGACTACAGATGATGCTGGTGGTAGAAATGTTGCTGTAGGAGCTTTTGCTTTAAGAATGCAAAATGGTGGCGATGCAAATGTTTATAACATAGGCATTGGTTATGGAGCTGGATCAAGCATGACAAGCGGAACATTAAACACTATAATAGGTGGTAATGCTGGTGATTCGTTGACAACAGGTTCTTATAATTTAGCTATAGGTTATGAAGCTTTAAGTACTGAAGATGGCAACGGCTCAACTACAGCTATTGGTTATAGAGCTTTAAAAAATCAAAACGCAGGAGCTGAAACTTATAATGTAGCAGTAGGACACGACGCTGGTATGTCTGTTACAACAGGTGTTCAAAACGCAATTATCGGCGGATTAGCAGGTGATGCATTAACTACAGGTGCTAGTAACATAGCTATTGGCTACTTAGCTTTAAGTACAGAAGATGCTGGTAGTGGAAACGTAGCCGTAGGACATTCTGCTCTAAAAGATCAAGATGCTGGTGATGCTTTTAACACAGCTGTAGGTTATCACGCTGGTAAAACTATTACAACAGGTACAGGAAATACTTTAATAGGTGGTTCAGCAGGAGATGCTCTTACCACAGGTTTTGAAAACGTAGCTATTGGTAAAAACGCATTAGGAGGAGATGTTGATGGTACTGAAAATATAGCTATAGGTAGAAGCGCTATGTCTTCTACAACTAATTCAAGAGCTAGTATAGCTATTGGTTATAATGCATTACAAAATTTAAATTACGGCTCTTTAACATATACTCATAATATTGGTATTGGATTTAGCGCGGGCGCATCAATCACATCAGGTACACGAAACACAATTATTGGCGGATTATCAGGTGATGCATTAACTACAGGATATTATAACACAGCTTTAGGCTATCAAGCTCTTAGCGCATCTGTATCAGGAAGAAACGCTGTAGCAATAGGTTATCAAGCGTTAATGAACGAAAACTCAACAAACACTGAAACATACAACGTAGCAGTAGGTTATACAGCAGGCTCACAAATTTCAACAGGTAAATTAAATGTACTAATAGGTGGATTAGCCGGTGACGCATTAACTACAGGTAGCAATAACGTTGCTATAGGTTACGCCGCTTTATCAACTGAAAACGCTCATGGTAAAAATATTGCAATAGGTGCTAGCGCGTTATTATCACTTGATGCTGGTGCTGATGCTTACAATATAGCTATAGGTGATCAAGCTGGTAAGATGTTATCAACAGGTACAACAAATACTTTAATAGGTGGACTTGCTGGAGATGCTATTACGACAGGTACTGCCAACGTAGCTTTAGGATATGGCGCTTTAAGTGCTGAAGACGCACATGGTCATAATGTAGCTATTGGTTATCATGCTTTAGTAGCTCAAAATGCTGGTGCTAATGCATATAATGTAGCAATTGGTAGTGCTGCTGGTTCAAGTGTATCAACAGGTTTACAAAATACATTAATAGGTGGGCTTGCAGGTGATGCATTAACTACAGGTAGTGAAAATATAGCTATAGGACATAATGCTCTTGGCACGGAAGATACTGGCGCTAAAAGTGTAGCTATTGGTAGAAAAGCTTTATTTGCTCAAAACTTTGACGGCGACGCTTATAACGTAGCTATAGGAAATATAGCTGGCCAAGCTGTTACAACAGGTATTTATAATGTTATAGTAGGTGGTCAGGCTGGTATGGCTTTAACTACTGGTAGTAGAAATGTTGCTATAGGTTTAAACGCTTTAAAAAGTGAAGATACAGGAAGTCATAACGTAGCTATAGGTCACGAAGCTCTTAAAACAGCTGATGCTGGTGCTGATGCTTATAACGTAGCTATAGGATCTCTAGCTGGAACAAGTGTTACAACAGGTATTTTTAATACTATAGTTGGAGCATTAGCAGGTGATGCTCTTACTACAGGCAATAATAATGTTGTCATGGGTTATGAAGCACTTAGTACAGAAGATACTACAGGTGGAGTAGTAGCAATTGGTTACAGAGCATTGAAAATGCAAAATGCTGCATCTACATCTTACAATACTGCTGTAGGTTATCAAGCGGGTGAAAATATTACAACAGGTGCACAAAATACATTAATAGGAGGTCTAGCTGGAGATGCTCTTACTACTGGTGATAGAAACGTAGCTTTAGGTAATTATGCTTTGAGTACTGAAGATACAGGTAGTAGAAGCACAGCTATAGGTTGGTATTCTTTATTAGCTCAAAATTATGATGGTATTGCTTATAACACAGCTGTAGGTTATAATTCTGGTGGAGCAATAACAGAAGGTTTAAACAACACAATAATAGGCGCGCTTACTGCTCAATCGTTAACAACAGGTCTTCATAACACTGCTATGGGTTATAGAGCTTTAAGCTCTGAAGATACTGGAAATAGAAATGTAGCTATTGGTTATGATTCTTTAAAAAATCAAAATTATGATGGTGATGGGTATAATGTAGCTATTGGATTTAACGCTGGTATGAATGTAACAACAGGTACTTTAAACACAATAATAGGTGGTAATGCGGGAGATGCTCTTACTACTTCTGTGCAAAATGTAGCTATAGGTTACCAAGCTTTATCTGCTGAAGATACTAATAGTTATAATACAGCAGTAGGGTTTCAAGCTTTACTTGCTCAAGACGGCGCTCAATTAAACACTGCTGTTGGTTATAAAGCTGGTGATTCAGTTACTGATGGTAGTAATAATACCTTAGTTGGTAGTAATGCAGGTCAAGCAATAACAACTGGTAGTAATAATGTTTGTGTTGGAGAAGGTTCAGGGAAAGTTTTAACAACTGGTAGTAACAATGTTTACATAGGTAGAGATATTGATGCTGGCGCTACAGATAGAGTTAATGAAATAGTAATAGGTGAAGGTTCTGCTGGTAATGGTAGTAATACAGTTACACTTGGTAATGGAAGTATAAGTAGTTTACATTGTCAAGTAAGTAGCATATCTGCTTTATCAGATAAAAGAGATAAAACAAACATTGAAGACTCTAAATATGGTTTAAATATAATAGAAAATTTAAAACCTGTAACATTTGAGTGGGATCAAAGAGATGGTAGAAGAAAAGGTTTAAAAGACGTAGGATTTATTGCTCAAGACTTACAAGAAGTTGATGATGAATATACAAGATTAGTTCATGAAAGTAATCCTGACAAGCTAGAAGCTACATACGGCAGATTAATACCTATTATGGCAAAAGCAATACAAGAATTAAGTGCAGAAGTAAAAGAATTAAAAAAACAAATAAATGGCTAAACAAACTATTAATATAGGAACCTCAGCTAATGACGGAACTGGATCTACGCTGAGAGCAGCATTCGATATATGTAATGATAATTTTACAGAGCTATATGATGGTACTGGTGGTTTGTTACATAAAATAGAAGGTACAAACTTTACAGGTTCATTACTTGTTGGGCATAGTACTACTGGTATATTATCTTCTGCAGAAAATAATACTGGTGTAGGTATAAATTCATTAAAATCAATAACCAGTGGTGATGCTAATGTTGGTTTAGGTGGAAGAACAGGTTTTAATTTAACAACTGGTTCGCGTAATGTATTAGTTGGATATAGAACTGGTGAAAATATAACCACTGGTAGTTTTAATATAGCTATAGGTGATGAAGCTTTATTTACAGAAGATGAAAATGGAAAAAACATAGCTTTAGGATATCATGCTTTAAGAGCTCAAGACGCTGGTAACGACGCGTTTAATATAGCTATAGGCCACACAGCAGGACAAGCAATTACAACTGGTAACAGACAAGTGTTAATTGGTGGTTTAGCAGCGGCTAGTGTAACTACAGGTGCTAGAAATATAGCTATAGGTTATAGATCTTTAAATACTAATGTTGACGGTTTTGGAGCTACTGCTTTAGGATATGAAGCTTTACTTGCTCAAGAACCTTCTGGTCAACAATATACTTATAACGTAGCTATAGGATATGAAGCAGGTCATGATGTTTCTACAGGATTAAACAACACAATAATAGGTGGTAAAGCTGGTGACGCTTTAACAAGTGGTAATAACAATACAATTATTGGATATAATGCAGCTGCCTCAGCAGTAGACGTGTCTAACGAAGTTACAATTGGTAATAGTAGTATAGCTAACGTAAGAATACCATCTGACTCAACTTTAAAAATAGGTGCTAGTAGTGATTTACAAATAGAACATGTTAGTAGTAATTCATTTATTAAAAACACAGCTGTTGGTGATTTATATATTGAAAACCAAGTTGATGATAAAGATATTATATTTAGATCAGATGATGGCTCTGGTGGTGTAACTACATATTTCTTTCTAGATGGTAGTACTGTTACAACAGTTGCAAGTAAACAATTTAAGTTTGAAGATGATGTGAAATTATTTTTTGGAACAGGTGCAGATTCTGCACTTTATGCTTCAAGTGATAATTTAATTATTGAACAAACAACAGATGACAAAGATATAGTATTTAAATGTGATGATGGATCAGGAGGAACAACAGAATACTTTAGGCTAGATGGCGGAGAGGGTAGCATTTTCTTCACTAAAAATGTAGGTATTGGTACTAGTAGTCCTCAAAAAAAATTAGATATAGCTAATGGAGATATTAGACTAGACAATTCTAAAGGAATTATGTTTTCTACCTTAGATGGTAATATTGGTAGGGTTAAAATTATTGGTGATGAAAGTGGTGATTTTATCCAAATGAATGTTGACAATAGTAATAATCATTTAATGAGATTAGATACTACTGGAGTTGGTATTGGTACTAATAGTCCTGATAAAAAATTAGATGTAACAGTAGATACATCAGATGATGGTGTTATTTTGCAAACATCTAGTGGAAGAAAATCTCTAGAGATGTTAGTAGATAATGGCACAAATGGTCAAGGTAAAATGCATTTTTATACAGGTGCTAGTTTACTATATGGTAGGATAATGGCTGATACTAACGGTTTGAATATAACACAATTAACTGCTGATAAAGATATTATTTTCAAAGCAGACGATGGTAGTGGTGGAACAACAGAGTATTTTAGATTAGACGGTAGTAACCCTACTGTTGTATTTAGTAAAAGTTCAATACATACAGATAATATTGCGGCTTATTTTGGTACAGGTTTAGATTTTCAAATAGTACACAATGCTACAAATACAGAGGTCGTAAACGCAACAGGTAATTTAAATATAAAAAATAGTGCAACTAATGGCGATATAAGTTTTTTTGCTGATGATGGTGGTGGAAGTGGAGGAACAACTACGTATTTTAAACTTGATGGCAGCGCAAGAGATGTTGTATTTTCAAAAGATATTTATCTTAATGATGACATAAGAGTTAGAGCTGGTACAGGAGGTGATTTTTCGTTTTTTCACAACGGTAGTAATAGCAAAATAAACAATAACACAGGTAATATAGAAATCGAAAACTTTCAAGATGATGGAGATATAAAGTTTTTAAGTGATGATGGCTCTGGTGGTACGACTGAATATTTTAGAGTCGATGGTGGTTCTGAAACAATAGTTGTATCAAAACCTCTTAATCTGATAGATAGCACTGGTTTAAAATTAGGTTCTGGTGGTAACGATTTTTCAGCTTATCATAATGGCTCTAATACTTTTTTAGATAACAACACAGGTAATTTAAATATAAGAAATACATCAGATGATGGAGATATTTCATTTGTCTGTGACGACGGTTCAGGTGGTGTTACTGAATATTTTAAGTTAGATGGTAGTATAGCAGACGGAACTTATAGATATACAAAATGGGACGATTATAGCGTTGTAAGTTTAGGTACAGGTAATGACTTTCAGCTTTTTCACGATTCAACAAAAAGTAGAGTTGAAAATCTTACAGGTAATTTAGAAATAACTCAAAAAGCTGACGATGCGGATATAATATTTAATTGTGATGATGGTAGTGGAGGTGTTACTACTTATTTCCTTTTAGACGGTAGTCAAGCACAAACTAGATTTGAAAAAGATGCTCAGTTTGGAGATAATATAAAAGTTAAGCTTGGTAGTGCTGGTGATTGTCACATATATCACGACAGTAATGACTCCCGAATAGAAAACAGTACAGGTGATATAGTAATACAACAGCAAGCTGACGATAGAGATATTAAATTTAGATGTGATGATGGTAGTGGTGGAACTACTGAATATTTTAAATTAGATGGAACAAACGAAGTAAATAAATTTAGTAAACACGCACAATTTTTAGACTCAATAGAAACTAAATTTGGTAATGGTGGCGATTTAAGAATATATCACGATGGTACTGATAGTCAAATAAAAAATGCTACTGGTGATTTAAAAATAGAAGTCAGTGAAGATGACAAAGATATAGTATTTAGAGGTGACGACGGATCAGGGGCTATAACAACTTATGTACAATTAGATGGTAGTGAGGTGTCTACTAAAATACTAACACAAAAAGTTATAATGTCAAACTTACCAACTTCTGATCCTAGTAATGCTGGTCAACTGTACAATGACAGTGGCGTGTTAAAGGTATCTGCTGGATAAGGTAAAAACTAAATAAAACAAGTAAATATATATAAGTAATTAATAATCAATAAATAAAATTAAATTATGAGTGAAGAAACATGGAGTGCTGACGAATTAGCACAACAAAAACTAGCTACTATGGATTCAGTAAATATAGTTGAAAGAATTAGAGCTGTTGAAGAAGCAGATAGAACTGAAGATGAAGTAGATGAATTAGCTAGAAACGAAAGACACATACAGCTTAAAATGGCTATTACACAATTTGTATCTGGCTTATCAGTAGATGAAAAAGCTAAAATAGATGCGTTAAGATTATAATATATGTGGAAATTAACTAAACAATATTGGAAAGATATGTGGGTTGCTTTATGGAGCAAAACAACTATCGATGAAAAAGCTATTGCAACAGTTAAAGAAATCAA